TCTTCAATAAAACCTTCATATTCACCTGAGTCTCCTTTTAGAATTGCTATATTATTTTTAGGTAAGATATTAAGTTTGATTTCTTCATTAACATCATCTTCTTCATAATATCCTAATGATCTACCCCCAGCCGAAAAATTTTCTTTAACAGGTTTATATCCTAATTCTTTATATGCTTTATCATTTGCTTTTTGTCCTTTTCTTCTAAAAGCATAGGGTGTTAAATAAGATCCAGCAGCACCTGACATAGATACTTCATCTACTTCATCTTCAGCTATTCTAGTCATTCTTTTATATTGCTCTGGGTATTCGTTTCTTAAATGTGTTCTAATAGAATTTCTTAGTTTACGAGCACTTTCATAAAACTCTCTAAACTTTTTATCATCTTTAGTTTTGACATAGACTCTTTTAGCTACATTAACTAAATCATCCATTTCATCATATAACTTTTCAAAACCAGGTAATTGAGTAATTTTCCAACTTACAGCACCTGTTACTGGATCAATGTTAGTAATTTCAGAAGAAGTTAAACCATTATCACTGTAAGTAACTTGACCTACTTCAAATTTTCTTTTAGGTGTACCTAGTTCTTTTTCCGCTTCATCGGGGGAAGCAGTTTTAGACATTTCAGAAAGTTTAAACTTGTACTTTGCCATTTGCTACTTGAATTTCTTTTACTAGTTCATAATATTGTAACAAATCAACTAAATTATCATTATCAATTTTATCTGTTTTATCTAATTCAGTTAATAATTTTGCTACCTCATTAATTTTTATTTGAGTAGCTTTATCTTTTATATTTTTAGATTGTTCAGCTAAAATATCTTTTAATAAATTTACTTTATTATTATAAAATTCTCTTAAAGCTGGGGTAGAATCAATTGAATAAATAAATTCTTTAAGTATTTCTTTTTGTTCAGTACTTAAATTATCATACTTATCATTAAATTTCTCTAATAAAACTCTATAAGTAATTTGTCTTAAATCTTTATCATAACCAGAAAACTCTTCAATTAGTTGGTCTTTTGGTTTTGATATTGGTTGTTTAGTAAGAAATTCTAGTAAAGTTACTTTATTATTATTAATTTGATTAATATCAGTAACGTCTTTAGTATTATAACTTTCTATTAAAGTATAAACAGAAGCAATTTCTTTATAATTTTTAATTTTAGCTCCAAAAAAAGCTTCTAAATTATAATGCTTTTTAATTTCATTAATTAAACTGTATTTTTGTCTTTTTAAAGAAGTTCTATTAAATTTCTTTGAATTATCAAGTACTGTTGAAATTAATGAATTAGCCTTACCTTCCGATATAACTTTAGATTTTAAGATTGATTCATATAACTTATATTCTCTACCCAATCCTGTTTTTACAAAGTATTTTTTAAGTAAATCGATTGCCGGAGAATCATCACCTTTTAAAGTATCAGCCGTTATTTGCCTAACTAGTAGTTCAAATAAAATACCAGTGTTTTTATACTTAGAATGTTTTATTTTCATTAAAAATATATTTATTTATAAATATGTACAAATTAGTTATTCTTTAACTGAGATTCATCTAATAGTTTAGAATCATCTTTATCTTCTTCAAAGATTAACTTTTTCTTATTTAAAGATTTAAAAATGTCTTTATTTTTCAAGAAAGTTACTTTAGGGCTTTCAAATTCTGAAAGTGGCCTACTACCTTCATTTTTATCAGTATCCTTCATTCGTTTTACTCCTAAAGGATCTTTACCAAAATTATTATCTTGTTTACCTCTATTAGTAATGCTATCAACTGGTCTACCAGCTTTATCATTATCATACTTTTCTGGTTCAGGTACATTACCTGGTTCAGAATACATTCTACCTTTACCATATAATGAAGCTAAATCATGAGGAGTACCATATGATTTTCCTGTTTGTACAGGATCATTACCTTCTGCTTCAATTTGTGCTAACCTAAATTTACGTTTAGCATCTTCTCTAGCTAAATCTCTATATTCATCATATTGATCTTCACTAAAGTGGTAAATGTTGTGATAAATCCAATCAGATGGAACTAAACCTTGTTCAAGTAAAGTACCAGCTAATTCAGCCTTTGATTTAAGTAATTCAATTCTTTCTTGATCATAAATTATCGATGGTGTGGTCATTGATAATTCAAAATTAGTCATATTTTCTGCAGTATAACCTTGAGTATATAGGTGAACTAAAGCAATTTTATTTAATTCAGATAAAACTATTCTTTGTATTCTATCAATTGTACGAGCAAATCTAATATCTTCAGCGGCTAATGTTGCTTTACCTTCTACATTTTCATCATAACCTAAAAATGCTTTAGGAATTTTAAGTGCTGCAAATAATTTATCTCTTAAATATTCTACATCTTGTATACCATCATAAGATAAACCTGGTGTAGTATCAATTTTTGTTGCACTATCATTACCTCTAACTGGTATGTAAAAATCTTCTAACATGTTTTGCATGTTATATCTTAAATTATACTCACCTGTTTTTTCATCCATATATGGGGTACGTTTCATACTTGAAATAGTTTTTTGCATAAATGCTTCTACTTCATTAGGTGGTATAGCTCCTACATTAACATAAAAAATTCTTTTTTCTGGGGCACGAGCAATTCTATGAATTAACATTGCATCCTCCATTAATGTGTATTGTTTAAATAATTTTCTAGCAGGTTCAATATATGCTCTACCATAAGGAAGATAATTAACATCTGATACCATTCTAAAGTGAGCCATTTCATAGTTTTCATAAGTAATACCTGTATTATCATTATCTACTTGATTTGGTACACTATAATAACCATAAGAGCTACCTGCAAATCCTTCTGGATTCCATCTATATAAAATTTCAGATGGATTATCTGGGTTTTGTCCTTCTATTCTTTCAATATGGTAAGCAGTATAAGGAATAACATTATATACCCCAAATTTTTCTGCAATTTCTAATTTAAGGAAGAAATCACCATACTTACACATTTGTCTAATCCACATCCATAAATTGAATTCAACATTAAGGACATCATAAAATAAATTATATAATATTTTTTGGATATCTTCATTAGAACTTCTAATTTGAAGTACTTCACCCATATCGTTTTTTAAAGTGGATTCATCAGATAAAATATCTAAAGCTGATGCGATAATAGCATCTTGATCCATTACATCATATTCTGAATATAAAGTAGTTCTTAAATATTGATAATTTAAGTTAAATTGAGCACCATATAATGATGAAGGTTGAGTAGTATAAATTCTGTTAAATCTATCTACTAATGCATTTGTTTCATACTTACCACTACTTTGTATATGGTCTGTATCTATTGTTTTAATTTGGTTACCTCCAACATTTCTAATAACTACATCAGTTGAAAATAATCTCCTTAATCTTGAAAATACGCTTGTATCTGCCATTTAATATATAATTATTGTTATAAATATTACCTTAAGAGCCATCCAATGTCTTCTTTACCCTTATCTGTTTTAATGTGGTAAGGATTGTCAACACCTTTTGAAAACCCATAGCCTCCTTGATATGATGTTCTATTAACACTCATATTATTTAAAGCTTGTTTTGTTATGTCTATACCTCTTTGTCTAAATTTTAAAGCCGTATCGCGGATATACATAGCGATACCAAAAGCCATTACTAAATCATCGTTATAACCTGATTGAGCTTCAGGTCTTCCATTTCTCCAAATAAAAGTTTTCATTTCTTCTATTAATCTTTTAGACTGTATTGTTACTCCTTGATCACTAATATATTCCTGAAATTTACCTATTACCATAGGTCTAGTTCTAGAAGACATAGTAAAACCAGGTACCATTTTTGAATGATCCTGGTATTTGTCAAAATAAGAATTAACATTAGGTTGATCACTTTTAGGTGAATAATATAAATTTTGATAATTTCTATCTAATGCAACTTGAATAGTTGCCCAACCTACATTTGCATTTTCAATAATTAACATAGCTTCATTATATTCTGTAGCTATACCAACTAATAAATGCCCATAATCCTTAGTATTAATTTGACCTTTATATTCTGCTACTTGTACATTATTTTCAATATCAATAACATGAAAAGCAGAATAATCTTTTCCATCACCTCTAGATACATCAGCAACTACCATATAGGATCTAGTATAATCTGGTGTTTCCCAAACCCATAAATTTTGATCAACACCCCTTCTTTCTAATGGATCTTTAATAAATGATTTTTCATAGTATTCCATGTATTCATTATAAAAAACAATATCACCAGAAGTACTAAAATCACAATCACATTCTTGAGCTGCCATTCTAGGATCACCTAGTAATTCATCTTGTCTTTTTCTCCATTCATCATCTCTTTCAGGATGTACAAACCAAGGTAATTTAATAGGTAAAAAATCATTTTCTGCAGCCTCAGCTCTTGTCCAAGTTTGGTGAAACCAATTACCAGTACCATAAGGAGTACTTAGGGCAATACAACCACCCCCAGTAGCTAATGTTTGTTGAGCTGAAGCCCAAATTTCTCCAATATTATCAATAAATGCTGCCTCGTCAATTAACAACAAAGATACTGCTTCTGATCTACCAGCATCACTACTTGCTGATGTTGCTTTAATTTGGGAACCATTTACTAATCGTAAATTTAATTTGTTATTTTCGGCTGCATCTACTTTTAACCAAGAAGGTAAATTTTCATACATAAATTTTACCTTAGTAACCATATTTTTAGCTGTTTCTTGTTTAGTTGCAATACAAAGAATATTTTTATCTTTTGCAAATAACATCATCCATAAAGAATAACCAGCTGATAAAGTTGATAAACCCAATTGTCTTGATTTTAATACAATTGAATAAGGATTATCTCTAAATAACTTTAATACTTTTTCTTGAAATGGAAATAAATTAAATTGGATTCTACCCCTTTGTGGGTGCTGTATATAGCAGTATTTACGCATAAAATGTACTGGATCCTTAGCACACCTAACGTATTCCGATCTTATTACTTTTTTTAAATCAGCCATTTAGTTAACTAATACAGCAGCGGCAACAGCTATTAATATACCTGCCCCACCCATTAGTTTAGTTTTGAATTTTTGTTTTTTAAGATCTCTTTCTAATTTTTTTGATAATTCCTGAGATAAATCTAATTGATTATCTTTAGTCATTACTATACTTCTAACGTTTTCTATTTGAGTATTAAGTGAAAATATAACACTGTCCTTTAGAGATATTTTATTCTCTAATAAACTTATTTTTTGTAAATTAATAGCTAATTCTTCATTAGCACCATCACCCTTTATTAAATCTTTAATTACTAGACGAGCTATCGGCTTTTTTAATTGAATCGAAGTAGTGTCTATATCGTTCTGTGAAAAACCTTTCAAGCTCATCATCATTAAAAAGATCAACACGATTAATTTGTTCATTTGTTTTCTTTTTAAGTGTGAATATTTGTTTATCTTGTTTATTAATTTCTTTATCTAAAGTTAAAATTTGACCATTTAATGTATCTATTTTATAAATTAGATCATCATTAGCAGTATGGAGAGAATCTATTTTTGAATTAAGAGCATTAATTTGATTTTGATATTGACTAACATAAGGCTCATCTTTATCAACTAAAAACCAAACTATAATTGATATTAACACAAAAATTTTGGCAATATAAAAAATTCTTTCTTTAGACGACATCTTTTTCTAACTTTGCAACTAATTGCTCCAATTCTTTTTTCTTTGGAGTTTTTTCTCTTAAAATATCTTTAATTTTTTCTTTTTCAGTTTCATCAGCTTTACTATATTTTCTAGCTAATGATTTCATTTCTGTTTCTATATCTTTAAGAGCTTTAACAGCTAAATCTAATTTTTTAAATTTACCTCTAGCTTTCATAGCGCCTTTAACAGCGTCTTTATCATCATCCTCATCTTCACCTAATTGTTTTTGAAGATCTACAGTTTTTTTCAATTCTTTATTATAATTTTGTTGATTTTTTACATCTTCAGGACTAATTCTTTCTTCATCCTGTTCACTAAGAATATCAATAATATTTTCTTTAATAAATGATTTTAACTCTGATTGTTTCATTATTACATATTTTATTATAAATATATTAAGAATTTATAACGTTTAATATTTGTTTAATTCGTTCTTCTGTAGTACCTTTTATTGTTTCAATTTCATTAGCCATATGAGCATATTTTTTAATTAATGTAATTATTGTAAAATCAATAATATCTCTATAATGCTCATCTGTTTCTCTAACTCCATTCTCTTCTATTGGAATACCATCAGGTGAAATATAAAAAATATAATCATAATCTCTAACAAATTCTTTAGCATAATCTTCAAATATTTCCTTATCCTGATAGCCTATTGATTTAGCATTCATAGTAAATGCCATGACATCTATTACTGTTCTATCTGTAATAATATTTTCATTCATTAACTCAGCACAACGTTCAGCTAAAAATACTGTTTGACCTTTTAATGTTGAATCTGTATTTAATGGAATACCTAAATCATTTAAATATTTACTACGTTCAGTAGCAAATTTATAATCTTTAAATTCAGGTAATTCTTGTAACGCTTTAACTAATGTAGTTTTACCTACACTCATTGTTCCACATAAACCTATTTTCATATTAATTAATTTCTATGTGTAGTTCCTTTTGGAGCAGGTTGTTTATACCATGGTAATCCTGTTCTATTTCTAACTACTTCTTTAAATTCACCTTCACTATATTTTATTCCATAAAGATAATATTCTCTTTTTTTCATATTACCTTCTGGAATTAATGCTGGTCCCTCCCAGTTATGATATTTGTTATCCCAAATATAAGCAATAGTTCCATCTGCTTTTTTCAACCTTTTACTACTAGGCCATTCTTTAAATTTATCTTCCATACCCATAATATACGTAAATTATTTTAATTTTCCAAGATTTTTTCAGCAACTAGTGTACCATGAGCCCCTGACACTGAAATTCCCCTTGCTGACAACGCATCACCAACAAAGTGCACATCAGGAAATTTAGTTAATGATAAATCAGAATAATTAACCAGTGGTTCAGGAGCTAGGTATTTTACCTCAGGTACATAGATTCCCCAATCATCTTTCAATGTAGGAAATACTAATTTCATATCATTGATAAAATCATCAATATACTTAAAATATCCTTGAAATGCATCTTTAACTACATTTAAATCTTCTATTTTTGTAGCTGATACATCTACTCCTTCTGATGTAGTTGAAGGTTCTCTACTTGGGCTATAAAATAAACCTGTACTATTAGCTTGGACTTTACCAACTAATTCTCTAGCCCATTTAAATGGTTTGTCAATACCTCTAATTTCCATTAATATACCAAAATTGGTCATATCATTTCTAAATGACTCATCTTTTTTAGCGTGACCATTATAACTGTGATCACCATATGTTTCTTCTACTGCTACATATGCAGCATTATTATTTGTACAAAATGATCTTAAACTAACATTATCTAATTTTCTATA